TAAATACTTCTTACTATCACAAGCTAGAAAATACAAAGAAAACAGAAGACCCTTTTGTTTTTATTAGCTTAGATATTGATTTTGTCCCAAAAATCAGAGAAGCCGTAAGGGTTGTCAATTATTTTGTTCACGATTTTTTGCATAATGAAGATTAATTTATGACTAACACTATTAAGAATAATCAGGTAGTCTGTGATTAAAATCAATCAGTTATCAGTTGTTATTTTATTAAACAAGCAAGCAAAAAATGAAACCTTTGCATCAACTAGGGAAATATCACAATTTAGAAAAGCTAAACAAAATGGTAGAATTAATCTATAATACTACTAGCTTTGCTACTAACTCGTGGGCAGACACAAGCCTTGCCAAGTATCGTAATTTTGGATGTACTTCTTATGCTTTGTGGCAAACATTAGGCGTAGAATGGCACATTGATGACATTTATAAGGATAGAAAATACTCGATTATTTTAGTCATCCAAAGCGATAACTACAAGCTTTATACTTCTACAGTAAATGAGGATATTTTTGACAGTTGTTTTAAAACATACGACACTACTTTTAGGGATACGAATGAGCGAATAGATTATTTGTCACTTCGCAGAAAAGACACTCAAAGATTAGTTTTAAAAGCAGGAGATATTTTGTTATTAAATACTTCTTACTATCACAAACTAGAAAACACAAAAAAAACAGAAGACCCTTTTATTTTTATTAGCTTAGACATTGATTTTATCCCAGAGCCTGAAGAAGGTATTAAAGTTGTCAATTATTTTGTCCACGATTTTTTTTGCAATTATTAATTAGGAGTAAAACAATGGGAGAATATAAGGAAGAAATTGAAGAAACAGTAGAAGAAGAAATTGAAGAAACAGTAGAAGAAGAAATTGAAGAATGTATGACTCCAAGTCACCGTCATTTTTGGCTTTGCTGGAAAAAATTATCTCTTCTAGAGAAAAAGATATGTTTTTATTTTCTTCGCGGGTTTGACAATCAAGAAATTGCTAAAAAACTTTTACTAAAAACTGAAATAGTAAATGATTACACGACGGCAATTTTGAAAAAATTTAATATTACGTCTCAACCTAAATTTATGTTTTTTTTCTATCAGTGTACAGGATGGTATATAGCCAAAGATATGATTGACGATGACGAAAAAGAACAATGCGCCCTATGGGTTGTTCAAAAATGTTTGCTTGCGCCTGGAATATGGAAAAATATTTAGTTTAACGAAAACCTATGACTAATACTATCGAAAATAAATATATGCCAGATTTTGTCTCTCCGCCGGGAGAAACCCTTGCTGAAATCTTGAAAGAGAGAGAAATACCCCGACGAGTATTTGCTAATCGAATGGGGATGACAAGGAAAGAAACCTATCGACTAATGGAAGGTGAAATAGAGATTACTACTCGTATTGCTTGCAAATTGGAAAATGCTTTCGGTGTACCTACTGCCCATTTCTGGATAGAGCGAGAAAGACTTTATCGAGAATCTCTAGCGAATCAAATCGACTAGGATATTTTACAACTATTAACGAGGATTTATGAACCTGTACCTAATTAAAGATTCAGTCACATCGTTTAGTCTTCTTATCGCAACAGAAGAATCAGAATCAGAATTAAAAGCAGAAACAGAAGCTATTTGGTATTGGAACAAATATTTTGGGAGTAAAAATAAGAATCCAATCAAAATAAAACGTATCAATACTCCTGGTATTGTCTGGCATTGTGGATGGACTAGCGACTAAAACCGCCCCTAAACCGATTAACGGGAATTGTGTTAACAATCGCACTAATAACCTCCTCATGTCCCTGAAACTCATTTTCAAGAGAATAGAAAGCCCCTGATAAGCTATCCACAATATCGTTAGTCGGGGGTGTTTTCTTGCTGCCATCAAAACCTTGACAAGCATTTAAGAATCTAGTATTCCAAGTTCCATCTCTCAAAATAAAAATTTGTCCTCTACTAGCTGCCGTCGCCACGGGTAAAGCCCTAGTAAGTTTATCCCCTTGAGGTGCTATTGCCTTAACATCATGGTTCGGATGATTTTCCCTGATAACATTGGTAATCGTATTCTCAACAAATTTACCACTCGATCCCCCTTCCTGTTCCCACCTCACAGCTACGGTTTTACCGTCTAACTCGGCAGTATTTTTGAGCATTAATTCCACTTCCCCGACTTTTTTTTGCTCACAGATATTATCAGCAATTACATAAGCAAATTCTTTAATCTCAGTTGAATCTGGCAGTGTATTCTTAATTTTTTGATACTTATAAACAAGAGTACCACTGGTGTAACAATGATAGTTTTCAGCATTTTCTTTTGCAGTTGCCGCTAAATCCCAAAACCTCACTTTACCTATTAATTTCCAATCGTCGGGTACTTTATCGAGAATCTCAAACCAAGTCCGATCAAATACCGTACCAGACTCATATTTAATCTTCCAGTTACCCCTGAGAAGTCTTTCCCGCTCAATAGGATGTAAGGCGTAAAGGTTGGCTAAATAAGTAGGGTTAACTCTGATTAAAGCTGGATTATCAAAGATTGTAGCAGGAATAAAAGTAAAGCTTTTAATCAGCTTATCTGGTGTAATATTTACATCTGTATCTGATAAGAACTTTTCTTTCTTATCATCAGGAATAATATCAAGAAGTTCATCTTTAAGGCTAAATTTATCAATTAATTCTTGTTTAGTATCAGCCCAATGAACCGCGCCCCCTTGCCTAATAAAATATTTAACTACTCCCGCTCTTTCTTCGATAGCATACCCAGTCTTAGGGTCGATCCACCAGGAGATAAAACTAGCTACCCAAGAGTCAGCGTCAGGGTTGCAAGTTGCCCTAACGGCTGGTTTAATACCCGACACCGAACGATTTCTAGAAAGAAGATAGAAAAACTGCTCTTCTGTAAAATGGGTTAATTCATCAAAACCTATCCTTGCAATTTGTCCCCCTTGATAAATATAGACAGTTTTTTCATATTGTAAATGCCTAAAAGATATTTTCGATCCAAACGGAAATCGCCACCCCGGAGGCTTTTCAATAAAATTACCTTTTGCTGCTTGATAGATTTTTTGGCTTTCATCTATTAATCCACCTGCTTGAGTAAATTCAGGATAAGTCCGGCGAAATATAACAGCCCGATAGTCAGGATTGCTAATAAATTCTTGACGGGCAAAATCAATTAACAACCCGGCACTCTTACCGCTTCCTGCGCCTCCGCCATAGAAGATTACGTCAGCATCAATTGTTCCAAATAAAGCTTGTTTTCCCTCTTGTAATTGAGGGAAAACAATTTCCTCTTTGGTGTTAACAAGTCGATATTTTTCGGTTGCTGTTTTTATCTTAGATAGATTTTTATAAGATAGTTTCATCTTCTGAATTACCCTTGTCTGTTGGCTGTCCTATTAAGTTCCCGTCGGGGTCAATTACAGCTAATCCATTTTTTTGCAAAATACTAATAATTAAGTTCCCGTCGGGGTCAATTACAGCTAATCCATTTTTTTGCAAAATACTAATAGCATACTCTACAGTGTCAAGTCCTAATGCTTTTTCTACTATTTCAGTGACAGCCTTAGTCATGATTATAGCGTCTCTATGACTCCAATTACCGTTAGGATCGTCCAGTGAACGATTGTTTATCTCCTCGCTTTTTTCGAGTGTTTTAAAAGCATTCTTTATGCTTTTATCTATTATTTGGTTTAGAATTCCATTTCTATAAGCCTCTTGATCTTGTATCTTTTTAAGCCAATATGCCTTAGCTCGATCCTCCCATCGATACATTTTATAGGCTAATTGCCATTGTTCTGGGACGGTAATATTGCGCTTACTTTCAGTCTTTGGAATCTTTTCACCTGCTGACGTAGCACAATCATTAAAAGCACGATTTAAAGTTCGGTATCCAGCAGGAAGATGGATGTAAAAAGCTTGAAACTTTTCAAACCATTGAGCCATTTCGTAAGGTTGTCTTTCCCAGATAGGGTAATGACCAAATTCGATAGGTGAGTTTGGTATTAGATTATCAAACCGACTAGCCTTGCCTGATACAGGGCTTTTGGGAGTTGGGGTTGAGTTATTTGGTACTACTTTTTTTCGTCTTGGCATTAAATTAAAATGTAATTTCGATTAATCAATATTATGCCAAAATGACAAATTTTGTGCCGTGTAATCAAAAAATAAACTGACAAAATTAAGTTGATCTAAAGGAATAAACCTTTATAGTAGTTAAAAATGCTTAGTGATATTCCCAACGGTGATAATCAATGAGAACGGGCGTATAATAACCAAATACGCTGAAAATCAGTAATAAATCGGATATTCAATCAGTCTAGTACAAAAGCATTTATAGTGCCACTTGATAAACTGTCACTCTTCGCCAACTATCCGAAAATTATCATGATATATTTGGAATATGGTCAGTAAACCGAGTGCATCCATTAATTAGAGCCTCCATAAGCTACTGGGCAGATCAGTAACCGACTTGAAATAGTAGTCGGCTGGTGAGACTGATTAGTGAGTCGTTCTAAGCTTGCTGGTGTAAGTCCAGTAACCGATTTGAAATAGTAGTCGGCTGACGCACGCACTCGGTCTAGTGGTTACATCCCAATAATCTCAATGCTGATAAAGCATTGAGATTATTGTTTTAGGGTATCTTCAAAGATACTCTAAGTACACCTGTTCAAAAAAGATTCTCCCATATACTTGACATTTATGGGAGAATGATCTACTATAAGAGTATAAACAAAACACAACACACAAACAGGAAAAAATTATGACTACCATTAAAGTTTGCAAAAATGACACTTTTCGGAATGATCTTGCAATAACATTAGTTGAAGAGGCTCGTCCTGGATATCACCATCAGGGTTATCACTACGCCGATCCTGTTAAAGGAAATATCTACTATAAAGAAAAAAAATGCTACTTGGAATCCCTGGACTGATGATGCTTTTGTAATTCCCGTAAATCAATTAGCCGCACATTACAATTACTCGGATCAAGTAGATTGGAATCTTGCATATCTTCCGTGGGATGAAATGATCGAAGCCTATATTAAAGAATATGAGCCTAATTCATTTCAAAAAAGCGACGTAGTTTATTTTGCCCGTAATTACTCTGAAGAGTGGGAAAAGCTAATTTCTTTTGAGGAAAAAGTTGCTACAGAAGAAGCTATCTCTTTTGCTAAAAGCGAAATATTTGATGAGATTGAAATTGATTAGTTAGTTATCAGTTATCAGTTATCAGTTATCAGCAGTAAAAAACAAAACACATAAGAGGACAAATCAAATGAATTACCCCAGATACCCTTTTACTTATTGGTATAAAAAGATTGGCACTGACGAGATATTAGAAGCTTCTAGTATTGCTGAAGTTCCAGAAGATGAAACCATTTTGTTTGCCAACATTTATCAAATTCATCGATTTTTACAGCATATCGGATGCGCTGGTATATCTGGTCACGACAACAATAAATTTATGCAATCTCCTGATCGCATTTTTATCTTAGAAGTTTTACCATTAGCAATCGAAAAATATGGGGAAATTTACCCTATTGTTTATCGGGGAATTAGCGGTAATTTACCAGATAATCAGCACCGCTATCTGTTCGGAAGTCTCGATAAAGAAGTGGCTGAATATTATGGAGAAGTCCGAGAGTACCACAATATAAAAGGATTGCACTTTAGAAGCACTGTCAAATCAGTAAAGACAGGAGATTATGACGATGGTGACAGTGAGGTGATTTTTCTGCCGATAATTAACAATAAGGAATCAAAGTGATAACATCTACCCAAGCCCATATCTATCTGGTGTGGGCTAAAAACAATAGAACAACTACTACTGCCATGAAATATTACACAGTCATTCATTTACCTTTTAATAACGGGAATCCTGCCGAAGTCGATTTTAATTCTTATGGACAGGCTCTTTGTTATTCTGGCGATATTGCGGAACAAATTCACAATCTATCAAATTATAAACCAAGTAAAATGGGGAAAGATGTGATCCAGATAGAAGAAAGAGAATTGGTTCTTGTTGATAATCAAAAAGATAGATATGAGATCCGAAAAAAGATTATCTCTAGGGAATTTTTAGAGGATTTAGAGTGATAACCCCTACTCAAGCCCATATCTATCTGGTGTGGGCTAAAAACAA